CCTGGCTGTAAGGGTGTACTTACTCTCCACAACTTAGTTGCTGAAGAGGAAGCTGCCTTAGAAGAGCAACTTGGTCGGTCAGTAACCGTCCAAGACCTTCTACAGGCAAACCCTGTTCATCTTCCCTGGCGCCACTTTAGTTGCGCTGGGGACGATCACACCGCTATAGGTCCAAGCAAGTACTTGGATAATATCGGTGAAAACCACCGTAAGAACCAGATGGTTCTTTCTAAGGACAAGCATCTTCGGAGCTTGCACGGAGGTTTCTACTGCGAGCGTGTCATGTTCAAAGGAACTGACACGGTCTACGTAAAACAAGATGGCCATACACAGTATGAACAGCACATTCTTGTTGACTCGGTTAAGGTGAGACTATTGTCCCCTGAAACCAAGGACCGAGAAGCAGAGGTTGAAACCAACCCTGCGATCGGTAAGGCTCGACTGCTGTATAAGCAGCTCATGTGGAGCCCTCCCGGCTGGGAGAGGACGCTTAACGTCCTTGTCCAACGCCGGTTTCGTGGTAGGATGTTTAAACATCTTCCACGCAATCGACATGGTGGCTTAAGCCGCCGTATCGAACTCCCAGCCCTCTTAGGAGGAATTGGGATGAGTCCACCCCGCTTCGCAGGGTGGGACTTAGATAACGTTCTTGCTGAATGCAGCGAGAACCATCTACGCTTGGTACAGCATATCCTTAAAGGGATACCAACCGATACCTTCGGGTATCGGGCGTTGGCCAAGTACTCATCCGATCGTTACGCCCGTGGCGTAAAGCTGGATGATATGGTCGATCTGATCGTTGATCGGATGTTCGACCTTACCCCCACTTACAACCATAAGGCTGTAGTGGAGGAGGCCCGCACGAGGTTTCGACTTCGTGAAGGCCTCGGGTATCGCCATATTGCAAAAGCAGTGGCGAAACTCGGATATGAAACCAAGCAATCTTTTAAAAGAAAGCTTTCACGAGCGGTGAACCAGGAGTTCCTACTTGTGTCCAACAATAGTCGGGGTTTCAAAACAGCCTCTTGGGAAGAGCGAAGCACTTCCTTTGAGGCCGACGTCCTGATTGCAAACGTCATGAATGACGTTGATCCGGACTATGACATGAAGTTCATCTATGACAAAATCATGTCATTTCCTCATCAAGAAAAGCTCATAAGAGCTATTCAAGAGAAGGAGATCTACCTCGATCCCACGTATGAGATCGAGTTAGATGACGGAACGCCCTTCAACATCCTAAAGGATTTGAAGCAAAACGCTCCGGACACGAAACTACCCCCTACTAGGGGCTTCGTGTAACCTGATCATCTCTCTTCAAGAGAGTCACTGGTCAGACTCTGTTGCCGATTTAAAGAGCACGTCTACCATCCACCCTTCGGGGTGTTTGGCACTAGACAACAGGCCATCGCTGGCTTGTCCGCTCTAAAGGCATCAAACACATAAGCGTGCTCAATGACCCCTTAAGGGGTAA